GGCGATATGAAAGGCGATTTGGGTCGTAAAGCAAAGAGTCTAACCGCATTGGTTAGGAACTGTGTCAATATGTTTGGTGCATATAATGTTGGTATGGTTTGTACTAATCACACCTATGCAAGTCAAGATATGTTTGATCCAGACGACAAGATTTCAGGTGGTCAAGGTTTCGTGTATGCCTCATCAATTGTAGTAGCGATGAAAAAGATGAAACTAAAAGAAGATGCAGACGGCAACAAAATTTCTGATGTAAAAGGAATTCGTGCTGGATGTAAGGTAATGAAAACACGTTATTCCAAGCCGTTTGAAAGTGTTCAAGTAAAGATTCCATATGAGGAAGGTATGAACCCATATTCAGGGCTTGTCGATCTTGCAGAGAAAAAAGGATTGCTTGAGAAGGAAGGCAACAAACTTAAGTTTATTACTCCAACTGGTGAAGAAGTTAAGCAGTTTCGGAAAGCGTGGGAGAAGAACGCAGATGGGTGTCTCGATCTTCTAATGCAAGACTTCGTAAAAAAAGAAGAAGTGCTAAGTACCGACGTCGTTGACGAAGATACGGAGGATACTAATGTCGATTGATTTGGCAAGCGATTTATGGACTGAGTTAAAAAACTATATTGATCGGGCTGAAAGAGAAGATGCTGCTAGTGTAATGGTTGATCTGTTATCTGATTATGACCATTCAACTGATGAAATTGTAGCAGCATTTAAGTCCGATGCTGATGTACGAGACGTTTTACAAAAAGCACATCCAGAATTTGAACTGGACGAGGATGAGCCAGATGATGACGATTATTTTTACGAAGATGACGATTAATATCTAATGTGGTATAGCCGTATAACCAATGACCTTGGACAAATCCCCAACTTTCTTTCTCATTATGAAAGTGAGTTGGAGGATGCTAAAGCGGAATGCAAACTAGCCGGTATGGTTGAGAGAAACATCAAAGACCTTCCCGGTATCACAGAACACCGGTTTAATCAGTTGCAAGAAATTGAGGCGGTGTTAAATTATTTAAACATTGAACTAAAACGTGTTCGTCGTCGCCACTTTCAGAAATACCTTGAAAACTATGCTCGTGCATTGACTAGTCGTGATGCTGAGAAATATGTTGATGGTGAAGACGAAGTGGTTGATTTTGAGACACTTATCAACGAGGTAGCATTAATGCGTAACCGTTGGCTTGGAATAATGAAAGGCTTGGATAACAAACAGTGGATGTCAGGTCACATTGTTAGATTAAGAACAGCCGGAATGGAAGATATTCAAATTTAATATGTATAGACCATTTACTACAGAAAATAGCAGCCATGAGCATAGTTTAGAAACACTTCAACTCTTATATGAATTTGACGATTTTATGGAGAGTGTTGGTACAGTTGTGGATATGGGTTGTGGTCCAGAAGGATTAGACCTTGAATGGTGGGCCACAAGAACACTGCGTGACGAAAACAATCCAGAGCCACTTAATATTAAATGTACTGGCGTTGATCTTGTTTCTACCACCCGATCTGCAAGAGATCATAAAAATATAGTATATTTACAACGTGACTTTGAAGAGTTTGAAGACGACATGCTCTTTGATGTGGTTTGGTGCCATGATGCGTTTCAATATGCATTGAATCCACTAAAAACTTTGGCTGATTGGTGGCACAAGATGACACCCAGTGGAATGTTGGTGTTAGCCCTTCCACAATCCACCAATGTAGAATTCAATGAACTTGCGTTTGATCAATGGTCAGGTTGTTATTACAACCATACTGTGGTTTCTTTAATTCATCAGTTAGCAGTCAATGGGTTTGATTGTTGTGATGGGTTTTTTAAAAAAGCAGTTAATGATCCTTGGCTACACGCTATAGTCTATAAAAGCGAACATGAACCAATGAATCCACGAGATACTAATTGGTATCAACTTGATGAACTAGGGCTTATCCCAGCAACTGCCTCACAAAGTTTAAAACGATTTGGGCACGTGAGACAGCGTGATCTTGTTTTGCCGTGGTTAGATAAAAGTTTAACTTGGTTTGGGCAGCATTAATTTGCACTAAATACTTTGCAAATGAACAAAAGAACATTAAACGTATTTTGGTGCACTAAGCCCAGACCCGGAAATTTTGGAGATATTTTAAGTCCATTAATTCTGAATCACTATGGCTATGACACCAATCATTCTGGACCAGAAAAAGCAGATTATTTTTGTGTTGGTTCTATAGCAATATTAGCATCAGAAAATCAAACGGTGCTTGGTTCTGGCGTGTTGAGTAGATCCCCTAAACTCAATCCAAAAGCAAATTGGAAATGGGTTAGAGGACCAATAACAAGAGACATCGTCGTTTCACACGGTGGCGAGCAACCAGAAGTTCTTGGGGACCCGGCCCTGTTATTGCCAAGGATAATTTCACCTAAAGAGAAAAAAGAACATAAAATTGGCATAATACCACATTATGTTGATTATGACTATATCAAAGAATTATATCCAAAAGAATTATATCCACAATTTAAGATAATCAATTTATTGAATAATAATTTAGATAAAGTTGTTAAACAAATTACAGATTGCGAAAAAATAATCTCAAGCTCTTTGCACGGCATTATTGCAGCACACGCATATGGTATTCCAGCCGCTTGGGCTAAATTTTCTGATAAGTTGGTAGGAGATGATATAAAGTTTTATGATCATTATGCATCGGTAAACTTGACTTGCGAACTTAGCACAGTAGAAAATCCCAAATATACGCTTCCAGATGTTGATACTTCCGAAATGCATGATTTTCTAAATTCTGGTGATTTTTAATGTTAAAAATTGTTAGACAGGATTAATTAAAACTCTTTACGGAGACAGAGTAATGACTATAATAACTTCATTTTATACTCCAGATTGGCAGTATCCAGAGTTTGCCCGCCAACTAACCCATGATTGTGAAAAGTTGGGTCTGGAATACCATATTGTAGAAAAACAATCAAATAATGATTATGCTAAAAATTGCAACATAAAACCATTTTTTATTAAAGAATCACTAGAAAAATTTAAAAAACCTATTTTATGGATGGATGTAGACGGAAGCATTGTTTCTAAACCAGAGTTAATTCTCAACAATACTATATTAGAATATGATGTTGCTGCAAACCGTGCACTTAATGATGCATCTAAAATACATGTGGGGTCAATATGGCTTAATTATACAAAGTCTACAATGTCATTTATTGATGACTGGTGTGAGAGTGTGGTAAATGGAGGGATTGATGATGGACAATTTAACAGCACATTTAGAAAACATGAAGATAATATAAAATTTTATGAACTACCTCCGAATTATTTTGTCATATTAAAAAACTTAGATTCTAAACCACCTGAAAATAGTTGCATAGTTCATCGAATATCTAAATCTTCTTTAAAACACATATACAAAAAAAGCTTGAACAGAAATAAATTAAAAAAATGAAATTAAAAAACTCAACATTGCTATTCCCAAAAGAATACGTAGAACATAAGTATTCACTGATACACTTTTCATTTTTTATTCAATATGCAAAGATTTCTGGGTTGAATGTTGAACTAGTTGAATCAACTGATACTGTATTTCTAAGTGATGATAAACTAATATTTTCATGTATGATTGATAATAAACAAGTTATTTTTGATTATGCAGATCATCATTATAGAAACTGGAAATCTTTATTTGATGACATCCCTTATTTTAAATTCCAAACAACCACCGATACTTCTGATGGTGTTTTTTCTCTTGGTCCCCCAATCGTCGGTTCCAAAATTAAAGGGTCAAAAGGGGCAACAATGAGAGAATACATGCAAATGCGAAAAACATTTGAGTATTCTCCAACAAAGAAAATACTATCAAAACAATTGCCAAATGGTGCTGCCACTGAAAGAAGACATTATGTTCATCAACTATTGCAAGATACATTTGGTGGTCGTGTTGATACCGATGTAGATTGTGATCAGTGGGACTTTTGGAAGATGCACGAAGGTGCATTAGCGTCTGTGTGTGTCCCCGGAGCCACAAACAATATGGCTGATAGAGGACAAACAGAACTCATTGGACTTGGGGTATGTACAATTAGCCCAGAAATAAAAACAATATTTCCATATAATAAAAAATTAAAACCAAATTATCATTATATTAAGTGTAAAGATGATTATAGTGACCTTGTTGATATTTTAAATCAATTATCAAAAACTCCTGAAAAAGCAATTCA